TCACCGTCTCGGACAATCGAGAGCTCGACACAAAACATGGTTTTCACAGCGTCGGTGAATTTCTACGGACTGTCTGCCAGGCTCAGAAGCATGGCAATTCGATCGATGAGCGGCTCCTAATTGGTTCCGGGCGCGGTGCTGCGGCTCCTGCGAACTTCGGAAATGAAGGCTCCGCCCAAGACGGTGGGTTTCTGGTGCCGCCTCAGTTCGCGAAGGAAATCTTTCAGCTCTCGATCGGTGAGGATTCCCTCCTTCCAATGACCGATAACGTTGAGATCACGGGTAACACCATGGCATTCCCCAAGGATGAAACGACGCCCTGGGGTACCAACGGTATTCGGGCCTATTGGCAAGGCGAAGCATCACCAGCGGTTGGCACCAAGCCTGTTCTGGGTTTGGCCAGTCTGCGACTTAAAAAACTGATGGCTTTGGTGCCGGTCACAGACGAGCTGCTCGACGACAGCAACGCACTATCGACGTACCTGCCCGACAAGATCGCAACTTCCATTCGCTGGAAAACCAACGAGTCAATTCTCTTCGGATCGGGCGCCGGGGTGCCGATGGGATGTATGAGCGGGGGCTCCACGGTAACCGTGGCCAAAGAGTCTGGACAAGCCGCCCAGACCCTGCTCGCACCGAATCTGGCCAAGATGATCTCGCGTCTACCGCCGGGTTCATTCTCTAAGGCGGTCTGGATCGTCAACAACGATGTGTTGCCTGCGCTCTTCACGCTAACGCTGGGCAACTACCCGATCTACCTGCCAGTTGGAATCAATGTGGGCGGCATACAGGTCTCACCCTATGGCTCGTTGCTGGGCCGTCCAGTGTTTGTGTCTCAACACGCCAACTCGTTTTCCGGGCAGGGTGACGTGTTGCTGGCCGATTTGTCCTATTACCAAACGATCACAAAGGCTGGGGGGATGCAAACGGCAACCTCCATGCATCTGTACTTTGATGCTGATTTGACGGCATTTAGAACCACCTTCCGCATGGACGGCCAGTCCAAGCTCGCGTCACCCATCTCGCCAGCCAAGGGCAGCGCATCCCTTTCACCCTTTGTGCAACTCGGCGCGCGCTAATCCAACACACATCCACTTCAAGGAGAACATGCATGTTTCCCAACGCAAAGGGCAGTGAACTTCTTGCCATTCTCGGCACGCTGGACCCGACGAGCCAGGCTATTGGCACTGCTACGACCGGCTGGATCTCGGCTGCGAGCCACCACGGCTTACTTGCAATCGTCCAGACCGGGGTGCTGGGCACAGGTGCCACGGTCGACGCCAAGATCCAGCAGGCTCAGGATTCGACCGGTACCGGGATTAAGGATATTGCTGGGAAGTCAATTACCCAGATCCCTAAAGCCAGCGGCGACAACAAGCAAGCGCTCATCAACGTCAAGCCCGAAGAGCTCGACACCGCCAATGGCTTTGGCTTTGTTCGGTTATCGGTCACGGTTGGGGTGGCTGCAAGTCAAACCGCCGCCCAGGTACTTGGAATCAATGGCCGTGAGCTGCCAGCGAGCGGCGTAAACCAGAGCGCCGTTGTGCAGATCATCTGATGCCGCTCCAACTGCTTGCACCGCCCGCAGAAGAGCCGGTGTCGCTACACGAGGCGAAGCTGCATCTGCGGGTGGAGTTCGACGACGACGATGTGTTGATCACTTCGCTGATCGCAGCCGCCCGGCAAGCAGCCGAGACCCTAACTGGCAGGCAGCTCATCACTGCTCGCTGGAGGCATGTGATCGACTGCTTCCCAGGGCCATCGCTCATGGGCGTGCCAGCAGGACAGACATTTTCACTGCCGGGGCATGCAATCTTGTTGTTCAAGGTGCCCGTGCAATCGGTCGTGTCAATCGACTATCTGGACATGGGGTCTGCGCGGCAGGTCATGCCCTCAGAAACCTACGCAGTCGATACCGCCTGTGAGCCCGCGCGCATCACGCCGGTGTTCGGACAGATCTGGCCGATTTGCTTGCCTCAGATCGGAGCGGTGTCGGTCACTTTTGACTCGGGGTACGGTACTGCTGCGCAAGTTCCAGAAGGCATCAAGAGCTGGATCAAGCTGCGTGTGGGCAGCCTGTATGCGCATCGCGAAGAGCTTGCGGTACTGAGTCGGGGCCGTGTGGAAGCGCTCCCGTTTATTGATGGATTACTTGACCCTTTCAAGGTGGCCTTCGTATGAGACCTAGCTCATGAGTTCATTGCGAGCGGGTCAAATGAATCGGCGCATTATCTTGCAACGGCCAAGCACTGCCCAGGACACTTATGGCGGGCCTGTGCGAACTTGGACTGACCTGGGCACTTTCTGGGCTGAGATTCAACCCTTGAGTGGCCGTGAGTTGGAAAGCGCGCAGCGCATGGCAAGCGAGGTCTCACACCAAATCGTTGTGCGCTACCAAGCTATCTTTGCTGACACGCGTCAGGTTGCTGGCTACCGGGCCGTGTACCGATCGCGGATTTTCAACATCCATGCGGCGTTAAACGAGGACGAGAGTAATGTCCTGATCACGCTCCTCGCCTCAGAGGGCTTAGATGATGGCTAAGTACGAGAACGTCCAGGTTGAGGGCCTCGATGCGTTGGCCCGAGCATTGAGAGAGTTACCTGACCGAGTGGCTAAGAACGGCCTTCGCGCTGCGGTCTATGCAGGAGCCAAAGTGGTCCGGGATGAGGCCAAGTTGCAGGCGCCTGTTGCCACGTCCGATCTGGGACCCAATCAGCCTCCACCGGGGACACTCAAGCGCTCCGTCGTCTTGAAACAAATCCCAGAGTTATCCGGCAAGACCAAGCAGACCTTTTTCGTGACCGTTCGACATGGCAAGAAGTACCGAAAGCAGGGCAAGAAAGGAAACCTCTCACAAGACGCCTGGTATTGGCGCTTTGTTGAATTCGGGACCGTAAAGATGCCCGCACGGCCCTTTTTGCGACCCGCTTTTGATCTGAAAAAAAAAGACGCACTAATGGCGATCAAGACCCGGCTTGCCGAGCGTATCGAGCAAGCCGCGCGTGAACTGAAAAAATAGCTCGATCAGGTGATTCAGCAAGACGTGGTTGCGGCCCTCTCAGGAGTGGCCGGTGGGAGGGTGTTTCCCAACGTTGCGCCCAACAACGTGTCCAAGCCCTACGTGGTCTATGCCCGCGTATCCAGCGCACCAGAAAACACCTTGGCCGACGGTGCACCGATCGATAACACCCGCCTTCAGGTGGACTGCTTCGAGACCACCTACGCGGCTGCAATTGCCTTGGCTGAAGCGGTTAAAGCCGCCATCAAAAGTAGCGCGATTGCCCATGTGTTGCTTCTCGAGCAGGACCAGTTCGAGCCCGAGGCGATGCTGCACCGGGTGATTCTGGATTTTTCAATCTGGCATTCATCAACCCACGCAAACTCTTAGGACAATCAGATGCCAAGCACCGCCATCTCAGCCCAAGGCTCTACGGTCAGTATCGGTACGGCCACCGGGTCGGCACTCACCATCACTGCCGTTGCGCTCACCAACCCTTGCCGGGTCACGCTCGCATCGATCACCGCCTTGAATAAGGGCGATGTGATCACGATTGCTGGCGTTGTAGGCACCACGCAGCTCAATGGCAACAGCTATGTCGTGCAGTACATCGAAACCGCCACCAAAATCGTCACGCTCGCTGGCCTTGATTCCACCGGTTTCACGACCTACACCAGCGGCGGCACCGCAACGCCTGTGCAGTGGACCAAGATTTCTAACGTCAAAAGCTTCAGCGGATTTGATGGCTCGGCTTCAGAGATTGAGCGAACCAATTTGGATTCGACGGCCAAGGAATTCATTCTCGGCCTCTTTGACCCTGGGGCCTTTGCTATCGAGGTCGACCAAGACAACAGCGATGCGGGCCAACTTGCGCTCATGACTGCGCTGGTGACTGGTGTGGCAAAGAGTTTCAAATTGGTGCTGCCCAACGGCAATACTGCAACGTTCACGGCCTACGTGAAGAAGTTCAATAGCCAGGGTGCTGTGGATCAGGCCATCCGGCGCTCGGCCGAGCTGCGAATTTCAGGCCCCATCACCTGGGCTTAATTTTTCCAAGGACTCCTATGACACTACTTTCCAAAACCGACATCCTTTGCGCCAACGACCTCAAAACCGAGGACGTCGATGTACCCGAATGGGGGGGTGCTGTGCGCGTGCGCAGCTTCACTGGGCGCGCGCGCGATGCGTTTGAAGCGAGCATGGTCCGTGGCGAGGGCAAGGACCGCAAGGTTGATCTGACCAATATGCGTGCGCGTCTGGTAAGTCTGACGGTGATTGACGAGGCCGGTCAGCGACTGTTTTCCGATGATGACGTTGATCTGCTCGGCGCCAAGTCAGGCGCGGCGCTCGATCGGGTGTTTGCCGTCGCGCAAAAACTCAATGGCTTATCCGGAGCAGATGTGGAGGAACTCACAAAAAACTCCAGCGGCGTCCTGAGCGCCGCTTCTACTTCCGACTCTGCCTTGCCCTCGGATTCCAACACCCCGACCATCTCCTTGGGTGCCTGAGTTCGCATCAGGTGGCCGAATGGATGGCGTTTGCCGGCCTTGAAGGTCTCCCGGACGTAAGGGCCGACTTTGGCTTTGGTCAGGTCTGCGCCACGCTGGCCAACGTAAACCGCCGCGAAGGTCAGGACCCGTACCAGGCCGATGACTTCATGCCGGGACTGCATGGACGGGGTAATGCAGAGCCTGCCGCTACCAAGGATGCACATGCTCCGCCCGATGAAGTCTTTGATGTTGAGGCGCACAGCCGTTTGATCTCAGCCCTCTTGGGCAAAAAGGAATAACGACCTCATGGCAACGCTTGCCAGTCTCGTGGTTAGTCTCGAGGCTAATGTCGCCCGCTTTGAATCCGACCTGAGCAAGGCTGAGTTTCTGGCTAAAAAAGCGATGGAAACCATCGCAAATGTGTCCGAATCCGCCATGAATGCGGTCAAAGGTGCAGTCATGGCGATGGCAGCGGCATACACCTTTGATGCCTTCGCAGATGGCATCAAGGGTGCCATTGAATCCGCGGGTGAACTCGACCAGATGGCCAAGAAGACCGGTGCGACGGTCGAAGCACTCTCGGGGTTGAAGTCGGCAGCCAAGCTCTCGGGTACCAACCTGGAGGAAGTCGGTGGCGGGCTGCAAAAGCTCTCAAAAGCCATGTTCGAAGCGGCAGGCGGCACCCAAAAGCAGTCGGACTTGTTCAAATCTTTGGGCATTGAGGTCACCGATTCGTCTGGAAAGTTGCGCGACTCAGGTGAAGTCATGCTCGATCTGGCCCAAAAGCTCGACTCCATGGACAGCAGCACCCAGGCGGTGGCGACAGCCCAGATGCTGCTGGGCAAGCGAGGCGCTGAACTGCTGCCCTTTATGCAGGACTTGGCAGAGATCGGCGAACTCAATGCAAAAGTCACCTCCGAGCTGGCGGCAGAGGCCGACCTGTACGAAAAGAACCTCGTTCGCCTAGAGGGCAGGAAGCAGTCGCTCTACAACACCATCGCCTCGGCGTTGCTTCCGGTCATGCGTGACTTCACAGATGCAATGCTGGCCTCAGGAAGCATGACCGAGCGCCTCAACGACGCGGCCAAGCAACTCAAGCAAGACAACGTGATTGAGACCTGGGCGCGCGAAGGC